CAGCACGGCAGGCACCAGCGGCAATTACAGCACGGCAGGCACCAGCGGCGATTCCAGCACGGCAGGCACCAGCGGCGATTACAGCACGGCGGCAGCAACTGGTCCTTATTGCAGAGCAAAAGCAGAGGGAAATAACAGCATTGCTGTCGCAAATGGGTACAAAAGCAAAGTCAAGGGCTCCGTTGGGTGCTATTTGGTGCTGACCGAGTACGATGATGACGGGAATTTACTTTGCGCAGACCTAAAACTTGTGAATGGAATCTCAATCAAGGCGGATACATGGTATATGCTCAAAGATGGACTGGTTGTTGAATCAGAGTAACGGAGGCTCCACATGGAAAGGATCACAATGAAAGGCGTTGCTGAGTGCTGCGAGATGTTCCGGGCGAACCTCGTTCCGATGAGCCCGAGCAAGTTCTGGAATAATGTTGCACACGGCGAGTATGACGGGTGGGTAGTCCCCCGGGAAGATACCAAACGGCGGCAGGCAACAATCTACATCGACGGTTTTATCGATTATATGCACCGGCACGGACGCAAGATCGTCCGCCCGTATGAAAACTACAAGGAGGAAATGGAAATATGAAGATCAAATCTTGTGTCTGGTACTGGCTGGCCGCTGCCAGCGGTGCCGCAAGTCTGCTGTACGGCATGGGCATCGAGGGCAGTGCGCAGACGGGCAGCACCATCTCCGACGGCCAGTTTGCCACGGCCCTGTGCCTGGTGCTGGCAGCGGTGCTGTTCCTGCGGCTGGGCTTTGCCGCCCAGGATCGCGAGCAGAACGCCCGCCGTTATGGCCGCGTTGACCGCACCCACGCCCGCACCGAAGAGCCGGAGTACCGGCAGAACCGGAGGGGCGCATGATGACTGTAAAACGGCTGGTCTGCGCCTGCTACAACGTGTTTCCGGGCAAGACTGAGCTCAAAATCGTGAGCAACCTCGGAAAGAACCTCTACACCGGGCTCTGGAACGATGGATTTCTCCGGGATTTTGGAGACATGACCGTTCTGGACTTTGAGATCGACCAGATCAAAATGAATGGTGTCGCAACGGCCATGACGGCATGGGTTATCCCGGAAACAAAAGAGCCCGCCCGTGCTGGTAACACGGACGAGCCCAAAGGGTGATGGTTCACTACCCCATCCCCTTAATGATATCACATCAGAAAGGATTTTACAAATGATCGTGTATGCTTACGCCTACCGCAAGAGCCCCCGGGGCTGCGATGTCAGGCAGTTCACAGACCCGCTCACGCCGGATGAATACCCCGGGGAGCCCGCCAGCGTTAAGGCCCAGCACTGGGCAGACGAGAACATCCGGCACTACGAGATGATTCAGGTGCGGGACGCTCTGGGAAACCTGCTATACGCAAGATAATGCACTTTGTATTACATAAACCACTAGATATAGGAGAAATCAGCATGAAAACCAAAATTCTGAAAGTCAAGATCACCTTCCTGGAGCCGGTGCTGGGCACTTGGCCCTCCAACCAGAACGTCGCCCGGGACTTCATTGCCAGCAAGAGCCCGGATGCAGCCACAATCGAGGACGAGGTGGCCGCTCTGGGCGCGGATGCCGTGGCAGACAAGGGGATGACTGTGTTCCCCCGTAACGAGAACGGAGAGCCGGTTCTGTATGATTACCAAATCAAGGGATTCTTTAAGGATTCCTGCGGTATGCTGGCCCGTGTGGGCGGCAAGACAGAAACAGGCAAGAAGCGGGCCGTCAACGAGAGCGGCAAGCTCTCTGCTTACAAAAAGGTCATCGATGGCCTGATCTTCCCGCAGCCCCGCATGATCCCCATCAAGGTCAACGGCAAGATCGGCGACTGCCAGCGTCCCCTGCGCGCCCAGACGGCCCAGGGTGAGCGTGTGAGCCTGGCCAACTCCGAGGAGATCCCGGCAGGCAGCACCTGCGAGTTTGAGATCCTTCTCATGGACGAATCGCTCGAGAATGCGGTTCTGGAGTGGCTGGACTACGGCGTTCTGCGCGGCATCGGCCAGTGGAGAAACAGCGGCAAGGGCCGCTTCACCTTTGACATCATCGACTGAGCAACGGCATTGCATGGATAGGATTTGATCTGCTACGGCAATGATATGATTTGCAAAGGCGCTGGATAGCCTGTAACAGCTTTGCGAAGGCGCGGATATGTGCGCATAACTCGGCAACGGAATTGTGCTGACAAGTTTGCTCAGCAGGGGCACAGGTAGTCACTGCAGTGCAGCGCGGGGCAAAGGCAAAGCTCAGCTGGAAAGCGCAGCGCAACGGCGTAGATAGGCGTAGATCGCTTGGATCAGACTTGCCTCGATAAGCAAAGCAAAGGCAATGCAGGACCTCGTGTCGAAACGCAAAGGCAAGGCTGGGCGTGGTGTGGGCGGAAAGGCATCGCAAAGGCGTAGAGCAGATACGCGCTGAAGAGCAAAGACAAGGAAACGCATAGCAAAGGCAAAGAAATGCAAATAGAAGCGGCGAAGCGCGTAGCAAAGGCAAAGCAAAGTATTCTTGAACGAAAGGAGATTTTACAGTGAGTAAAACAGAGCTGCTGTTCCGGGCCGTGGAAGCACTTTCCACCCCGGCGGCAAAGGCGGTGGCTCGTGGGCTGACCTTATGGATCGGATTCAACGTTCTGGTCGTGGTCTTTCTGGTCTGGCGGGCATGGAAAAACGGGAGGTGGCGCAAATGAGCATTTTATCCAGAAGAGCCCGCGTGAAGGAGCTCTCCAACAAAGCTGAGGGCATTTTCCAGTACGTTGGAACGGACAATGTCCTGTTCCGTCTTATCAGCACCGGGAACGAGCTGACAAGTGATGTGAACCATGCGATTGCACTTTTTACAAATTTTGCCCGGTCAAATCAGCTCCCGGATACCGTGACGAGAAGTACGATTGATTCGATCTACCGGCGCGTCGGAAAGCTTCTTTGTCTGGTCGATATCATCCACGCTGCCGCTGGGGAACAAATCATGCCGGAGCCTTATGATTCCATAGACTTTTGTTACATGATGGAGTATCGAGAAATGCTCCATGAAGCAGTGATCAGAGGAATGCCGGACAATTACAAAGGCGTTTACCAGAATCCCTACAGGATCAAGCTGGCAAAGCCTGCAATCGCCTATGAGATCAACGGAAGGTTCGACCCGGACGAATTTGACGACGGTGAATTTGCATCGTTCACACAGGAAGAGGAGGCAAGAGACCGTAAAATCGTTTTCCACTGCACAAAATCCGAATTGGACGCAATCATGCGGTTCGCCAATGTTATTGAAGTAAAGTTTGTAGAGGAGGACATTCATCATGCCTGAAGAAATCGTTAAAACCCCCGCTGAGCAGATCGCTCCGATTCCGCCGCAGGAAACCTCGATTGCCGTGCAGGCCGTCAACCCGGCCATGGATTCGTGGAAGCTCGCGTGCAGCATGGGAAAAGCCTATGCGCAGCTTCCTGACGGTATGGTTCCCCAGAGCTACAAGGGAAACGTTGCCGCCTGCGCGGTCGCCTGCAACATGGCCACCCGAATGGGCATGGATCCGACGTTTGTGATGCAGAACCTTTACGTCATCCGTGGCAATCCTTCGTGGAGTGGCAAGAGCTGCAAGGCCATGATCGATAACAGCGGCCTGTTCGCAGGGCGCACGCACTACCGGATGGAAGGCGAAGAGGGAAAGGATACATGGGGGTGCCGCCTTGTTGGCATCGACAAAGTGACCGGCGAAAAGGTAGAAGGCCCCAAGGTGACCGTTGCAATGGCCAAAAAGAACGGATGGTGGGATAAAAACGGAAGTTTCTGGCCCTCCATGACAGAAATGATGCTGAAATATCGCGCCGCTGCTTATTTTGCCCGCGCTGAATGCCCGGAGGTCTTGATGGGCGCAAATATCGATTATGAGATCGGCGCTGGTGATAGCGCGGAAGATGGAGGACTGACGCATGCTTAACATCGTAGCATTGATGGGCCGCCTGACCCATACCCCGGAGCTGAAGACCACCCAGAACGGCACCAGCGTGTGCAGCTTCAGCATTGCGGTTGACCGTACATATACCCCGAAGGGCGAGGAACGCAAGGCCGATTTTATCGATATCGTTGCCTGGCGGCAGACGGCAGAGTTTATCTGCAAGTACTTCCAGAAGGGCAGCATGATCGCCATTGACGGCAGCATCCAGACCCGCTCGTATCAGGACAAGCAGGGCAGCAACCGCACGAAGGTGGAGGTTCTTGCAAACAACGTCAGCTTTTGCGGCCCAAAGGCGGCAGACAAGCCCGCTGTGCGCGATTTCGACCAGCAGACGGAAAGTTATACTTCCGAAGCAAAAGCCTCTCACAGCGCCCCGCAGGCGGCACAGAACTTCTCGCAGGGTTCCGCGGATGATTTCGCAGAGATCACAGACGACGGCGATCTCCCGTTCTGACCTCCCAGCTGTGCTATCTGGCTATACGGGCGTGTAAGGAAGGAGGTGCACCGTGGACGATGAAATCAGGCCGAAAGCGTTGATGATTCCATTCGACAAATTTGTGATTTTGGATATTCTTCCACCTGAGCAGTACAAAAATACCATCACCAAGATGCGGCAGTATGTGGAGCACGGAGAGGAACCGGATGGACTGGAACCTCTGGAACAGATGGCTTTTGAAGCACTTCGACCGTTCATGGACGAGAATATTAAAACGTATCAACGTTCCGTTTTGTCTCATAGAGAATCCGGCAGTAAAGGCGGCAGACCAAAGAAAACCGAGAAAAACCAAATGGTTATTGCAGAAAACCGAGAAAAACCAAATGGTTTTCCGGAGAAACCGGCAGAAACCAAATGCACACCAAAGTACAAAGGTCAAAGTACAAAGTACAAAGTACAGTCGTCGTCTACTATCGTAGACTCCGACACGCGCGCGGATGCGCGAGACGACTTGACGACGACCATTGTTTTTGAAGAATTCCGGGGCCGTATCGGAAAGCTGAGCGAAACAGGCAAGAAAGAGCTGCCCGTTTACGTTGAGCGCCTGGGTGCTGACCTTGTGACAGAGATCATCCGCAAGTGCGAGGATCTGGGCGGCCACAGCTGGGCCTATGTCCGCAAGGCGCTGGCGGAAGCCGCCCGGCAGGGCTGCACGTCTGTGGAAGAGTACCGCAAGACAAACCCCATTGGGGCAGGGCGTGACAAACTGGTCACGCGCCCCCCAGAAGATGCAGCAAAAGCCCCCGATTTCCTCAAAAACGCTGCAAATCGCAGGCCTTTGCGCAAGAAAGGAGAGGCGAAGAGTGCCTAAATATCATGTTGTTGTGCTGTGCAGCGGCCCGGTAGGAGACGCGGCCCTGACCTACCGTCTGACCGCCAGCAGCCCGCAGACCGCAGAATTTCACGCCTGCCAGATGGCGGGCGACCACTACCCGGAGTACCGGGACATCCATGTCAAGAGAACGGAGGTTTTGACACATGGCTGAGAAAAGACTGATCTATGCGGAGGATGTAATTCGGCATCTTGAAAAATGGATTATTGAGGCTGAGAAATGTGAAGCAGCCTCGACATACATTGTGGCAACCACGCTGAAGCACGTGTTAAAACTCGTCAATTTGGCACCTACCGCACACCCTGCATGCACCTGCCTGAACTGGCACCCAGCCAGCGAGATCCCGCTGCTGCACCACGAGGTGGACGAGAATAAATGCGATGGCACTCTTGAGTGCGACGTGAGCGAACAGCTTCTCTTGTACACGGAAGAGGAGGGCTACAAGGTCGGTGTCTACATGAAGGACTGCTACGGCTTTGATGGCTGGTTGAACCCTGACTATGGCGGCACCATCCACCATGTGGTGGAGTGGCAGTACCCGCAGAGACCATCAAAGGAGAGAAGCGAAGAATGAAGACGGTTCGGGACATGACCCCTGACGGGTTTGCAGATTACATCACCGCAAAGTCAGAACAGGTCGAAAAAGAGCTGAGAGAAAGGTGAAGCTAATGGACAAGGAACAGCTTGCAATTGCACGGTTGCAGGACGCTGCACGTCTATCCGAGCATCGGTACAAGAAACCGCTCATGGTCACATACTCTGGCGGCAAGGATTCACAGGTGCTTGTGGCGCTGGCTGAACGTGCAGGAATCAACTTTGAGGTGGTCAACAGCCATACCACAGCAGATGCGCCGGAGACGGTCTATTTCATCCGTGAGCAGTTCAAGGCGATGGAAGAACGTGGAATTAAATGCTCCATCGTCATGCCCCGCTACAAGGACAAGCCCGTGTCCATGTGGACGTTGATTCCAATGATGAAAGCCCCCCCCAACAAGAAACAGGCGATATTGCTGCTCTATCTTAAAAGAATCTCCAACGATGAGCGGGTGCTTTATCGCAACTGGAGTTCGCTGGGCTGAATCTGTTAGGAGAAACAATACTCGTGGGATTATGGAAATCAGCCATAGAAACAAAGAAAAGCGCATTATCCTTACGAGCGACAATGACGAGAAGAGGCAGTTGTTTGAGACTTGCAACCTCAAGGGCAAAATGACCGTCAATCCGATTGTGGACTGGTCAAATGCAGATGTTTGGGGTTACATTCACTCTGAGTCGCTTCCGATAAATCCGCTATATCAATGTGGTTTTGAACGTGTTGGATGTGTTGGATGCCCTCTTGGGGGATATAAACATCAATGTATGGACGATTTGATGGGGGTGATTGTATGACGCAGAAACAGTTTATCAAGCAGCTGATGGGCCGCGGCGTTTCGCATTCGGATGCCTGCGGGCTGGTGGCCTACATGAAAGAGCTTCGCCAGCTGATCGAGAAGCATGAGGACGTTGTGATGCTGGCGGATGCAAACACAATGCAGTTCGTCCCGGCAAAGGTCTACTCCTACGAGGAAACCTTCCAACGGATGCAGGAAGGGAGAGATATTTTTTGCTGAAAACCATGAAGATTGTACTTTACGGCGACCCCCGCACAAAGAAAAACTCTGCCCGCATCCTCAAGGCCCACGCAAATCGCCGCATTGTGGCCCCCAGCGAGGCGTTCATGCAGTATCAGGAAAAGTGCCTGTGGCAGATCAAGCGGCCTTACAACCCCATCACAGCCCGCGTGAACGTGCGGTGCGTGTACTACATGGCCACCCGGCGCAAGGTTGACCTTGCAAATCTCATAGAGGCGACAACTGACATTTTGGTGAAGGCCAAGGTTCTGGCGGACGATAACAGCCAGATCGTTGCCGCCCACGATGGCAGCCGGGTGGAGCTTGACCGGAAGAACCCAAGGGTGGAGATCTGGATTGAAGAAATGGATGGATGATATGGACTTTCCAAACAAAAAATACTCCGTCATATATGCAGACCCACCGTGGAGCTATCGCCAGCACGGAACAGGACCAAAAAGTCGGGGAAATGCAGCGCAGCATTACCACACTATGACAACGGATGAGCTCTGTGCGTTACCTGTCAACCAACTTGCGGGAGGGGGAGCTGTGTGCTTCATGTGGGCCACATTCCCACAGATAGCCGATGCCCTGCGCGTAATGGAAGCGTGGGGCTTTGAGTATAAGACCTGCGCCTTTGTGTGGATCAAAAAGAATCGAAAAAGCGGCACGAACTTCTGGGAATGGGCGCGTATACACGAGCGAACGCCGAAATTTGTTTGCTGGGAGTAACGCCCGGATTCAAGCCGATGGAACAGTTAAAGAGCCATGCGGTACATCAAGTTATAGAATCCCCGGTAGAGGAACACAGCAAAAAGCCGGAAGAAACAAGACGGCGGATTATTGAGCTGCTGGGCGATGTGCCGAGAATAGAACTTTTTGCCCGTCAACGTGTGCCTGGTTGGGATGCGTGGGGCAACGAAATCGAAGAAAAGGAGGAAAACAATGACCCACACATGGATACCTGATACTGACACGCCAAAGCCTGACGGTGGCGCGGATTACCGCACCGTCAAGGCGTGGTTTCAGCAGTGCAGAGATCTGGCGGAGCAGGTCGAGGCCCAGAAGCAGAAGATCCAACGCATCCGGGACACTGCCGAAAAGTGCACCCAGAGCATGAGCGGGATGCCGATGGGCGGTGGAGCTGGTGACAAAGTAGGCTTTGCCGTGGAGAGAATCGACACAGAAGAGCGGAACCTCAAGCAGATGGAGCTTGATCTCTGTGAACTGCGCATCGAAGCTGCCCGGCGGGCCTACTGCCTGAGCGGGTCTGCTCGGTCTGAAAAGCAAGCAAAGTGCATCTGCGGCTGGTATATCGACCTGAAGCCCCAAAAGAAGATTGCGGTGGACGTGGGCTTGTCCAGAGACAATTCGGTCTCTACCTACATCCACGAGGGGTTTGATGCTTTGGCAGAAATCTGGGAAGATGTACAAAACGACCATTGAAAGCGCTTTGATTTCTACGCTTTATTTGAGTTGTTGTGAAACACATGTGAATCAAAGTATGGTAAAATGATTACAAGCGGAACCGCGCAAAGCGGTGCGCCGCTTCTCAGCAGCTTCCAAAGTGCGGCCCCTTACGGATTCTCCTTTCGTTCATGCCGCTTAACGCTTTTTCGCTCTGACACCGTGCTTTGCGGGCTGCTTCTATGCGAGATTCCGAAACGGCTCCGCTCAGAGCTGCGCAACTTTGAGTGCATCGGGAAGGTTCGAGGCTTTCCTCTCCGCGCGGTTTGACTCCGCGATCTCGCACCGAACGCCGCAAAGTCTGTAACGCGGCAAGTCTGACGCATGGAGTGATTCACCACCGGTGTGCGGGTGGGTGTGGGATTCCTGAAATCTTGCCCACGCCCTGAAACCTCCGCCCGTGAACAGCAGCACCGGAAATCCGAGCGGGCCAGCATGCCCCGCAGGATGTGCGTCAACTCAAACAGCCCCGGCGGCGAACCGTGGTTTGTCCTCAAGGATGTGTGCAACATCCTCGGCATTTCCAAATACCGTGATACTGCGGCACGTTTGGATGCAGATGAAAGGGGGTCGGTTGAGGTGGACACCCTTGGCGGTACTCAGCAAGTTATCGCCGTCAACGAATCCGGCCTTTACCATGTCATTCTCCGCAGCGACAAGCCGGAAGCGGCTCCCTTCCGAAAGTGGGTCACTTCCGAGGTGCTGCCGTCCATCCGCAAGAATGGCGGGTACATCGCCGGGCAGGAGCAGCTTACCCCGCAGGAGCTGATGGCAAAGGCTCTGCTTGTGGCAAACAAGACCCTTGCAGACCGGGAAGCTCGCATCTCGGAGCTGACCGTGCAGAACAACATCATGGCCCCCAAGGCAGAGTATTTCGATGAGCTGGTAGACCGCAATATGCTTACCAGCTTCCGCGACACGGCCAAGGAACTGGGCGTAAAGCCCAAGACCTTTGTGAACTGGCTGCTGGAAAAGAAATTCATCTACCGCGACCAGAAGGGCAAACTCATGCCCCGGGAGGACAAAAACAACGGTCTGTTTGAGGTCAAGGAAGCCAAGAACGACAAGACCCAGTGGAGCGGTGTGCAGACGCTTATCACTCCAAAAGGCCGTGAAACGTTCCGGCTGCTGTATCTGTAAAATTTAGTTTTTGACCCTGCCCCGCACCGGGGCGGGGTTTTATTATGCCTTGATTTAGGAAGGTGGTGGCGGTGGCCTACAGCAAAAACAAAAGAATAGGCAGACCGCCCGTCTTTGAGAGCAAAGAAGAACTTGAGAAAAAAATCGAAGAGTTCTTCAAAAGCTGTGAAGGGAGCGTCCTAGAAGACGAAACCGGAAAGCCTGTTTTGGACAAATACGGAAACGTTATAAAAATCGATGAACGTCCAGAAACTGTCACCGGTCTAGCTTTGGCGTTGGGTTTTAAGTCTCGGCAATCTTTGATTGACTATCAAGGAAAAGCTGAGTTTTCTGACACGATAACGCGCGCGAAACTACGGTGCGAGAAATACGCCGAGGAACGGCTGTTCGATCGGGACGGCACAAACGGCGCACGGTTCAGCTTACAGGTAAACTTCGGATGGAAGGACAAGCCGGTTGAGAGTGAAGCTATGCAGACCGTTGAGGATGACCCCATCACCAAGAGCCTGAAGGAGGAGTTTAAGAAATGAGCTTCTCCCCGAAGCAAAAACAGATCCTGACCTTCCCGTATGAAAAAGACTACGATGCCCTGATCTGTGACGGCGCGGTTCGTTCCGGCAAGACCTCCATCATGTCCCTGTCCTTTGTGCTCTGGATGATGGCGGAATTCAACCATTGCTCTTTTGCATTTTGCGGAAAGAGCGTGGGTGCGGTGGAACGCAACATCGTTCAGCCGCTTCTTTCTGTCCGGTACTTGCAGCAGCAGTTCCAGATCACCTACAACCGCAGCGGCCACGTTCTTACGGTGCAGCGCGGCAGCAAGGTGAACATGGTGTACCTGTTCGGCGGCAAGGACGAAAGTTCTTACATGCTCATTCAGGGCATCACGCTGGCCGGGGTGCTTCTGGACGAGGTAGCGCTCATGCCCCGCAGCTTTGTGGAGCAGGCGCTGGCCCGATGCTCTGTCACCGGTGCCAAGTTCTGGTTCAACTGCAACCCGGAAAACCCTGAGCATTGGTTTCGCAAGGAGTGGATCTTACAGGCCAAAAAACACCGTGCGCTGCATCTGCACTTCTTGATGGACGATAACCCGTCACTGGATGAACGCACCCGGGAACGCTACCGCAGCATGTACAGCGGTGTGTTCTATGAACGCTACATTCTGGGCCGCTGGGTGATGGCCGAGGGCCTGATCTACGATATGATGGACACCACCGCCAACACCTACCGCCCGCAGGACGCACCGGTGGGATTCAAGAGCCTTTCCACCCGTACCATCACATGCGACTACGGAACTACCAACCCGACCGTCTACCTCGATGTATACGATGACGGCGAGAAAGTCCGGGTGCATCGGGAATACCGATGGGACAGTCGCCAAGAGCACAGGCAGAAAACAGATGAAGAGTATGCCGATGCCTTCATGGAGTTTATGGGGAAAGACCCCTGCGCCGCCATCGTTGACCCGGCGGCAGCGTCCTTTATCACAGCCTTGCGGCAGCGCGGAGTTTATGTGATGGAAGGAAACAACGACGTACTGAACGGCATCCGCAAGTGCAGCACGCTCCTTTCCCACCGCGATCTGCTGATCTCCACAGACTGCGAGGGGTTGCTGGATGAACTCGGCACATACCGGTGGGACGATAAAGCCGCCCTCATGGGCGTGGAAAAGCCCATCAAACAGCAGGATCACGGCCCGGATGCCCTGCGCTACTATATCAATTCACTGCCTGATTGGAGGTTTGAGCGTGTCCAGACGTAACAAAAACCGCCCCGCCGGGGGCACAGAGAAACCGATGACGGCCACGCTGGACGCATTTTCCAACCCGCTGTTCTCGCTGGGGTACGGCTCCCAAAGCCCACTGGAAGCAACGGAATACCCGCTGACCCGAATGACGGACAATTACGCCCTGCTGAACAGCTTGTACCGCAGCAACTGGGTGGTGCAGAACGTTGTGGGCCTGATGGTAGACGATATGCTGCGAGAGTGGTACGACCTCAAGAGCACCACACCGGAGCAAGGAAAGGCGATCCAGGCCGTGGAGCGTTCCACCCGGCTCCGTGACCGTGTGAGCACTGGCCTGAAATGGGGCCGCCTGTATGGAGGTGCCGCCGGGCTCATCCTCATTGACGGTCAGGAGGACCTTTCCCGCCCGCTGGATGCAGAAGCCATTCTCCCCGGCAGTTTCCGGGGATTGTACATCCTCGACCGCTGGCAGGGAATCAGCCCGGACGCAGGCCTGACCTTTGAGGGCGGGGAGCTTGTCCCGGAGTATTACAGCATCAACGATGCCGCCGGGCATACTGCCGCCCGTGTCCATCACTCCCGCCTTGTGCGGTTCGTGGGCCGGGAGCTTCCCGATCTGGAACGGCAAGCGGAGCTTTACTGGGGCGAGTCCGAAGTGGAAGCGCTCTATACTGACGTGGTGGCTCACGACAACGTGAGCGCCAACATGGCCGCGTTGACCTTCCAGGCAAACGTCAACACGATGGAGGTAAAGAGTCTGGAACAGCTGCTCTCCATGTCCAGCCCGGATGTGCAGCGGCGTTTCTGGAACACCATGCAGGCCCAAAAGGTCCTGCGCTCCAATTTCGGGATGCAGCTGGTGGAGCAAGGAAACAAGATCAGCAACACCCAGTACAACTTTGCGGGACTGTCTGACGTGTACGAGAGCATGTGCCTGAACCTGTGCGGTGCCTCCCACTACCCCATGACCAAGCTGTTTGGCCGCTCCCCGGCGGGCATGAACGCCACCGGCGAAAGCGACCTGAAGAACTACTATGACTACGTTGACACTTTGAGGGAAAGCAAGCTGCGGCCCATTCTGGACAAGCTGCTCCCGGTGGTGGCCCGCAGCGCAGGCATTGAGCAGCTCGACCTTGACGTAACGTTCCCGCCGCTGTGGACACCCACTGCCAGCGAGACGGCGACGATCGCCAAGGAAAAGACAGATGTCATCATTGCAGCGTTTCAGGCAGGGCTTCTGGATGCAGATGTGGCAATGCGCGAGCTCAAGAAACTAGAGGACGAGACCGGCCTGTTCGGCTCCCTGACCGACGAACTGATTGCCGCAAAGCAGGGCCAGACCTACCAGGACGTGACCGCCCTGCGCGACCCGCTGGCGGGGCTGATGACAGAAAAGACGCAGGAAGACACCGAGGAGGGCGAATAATACATGCCTACTCTCGCAAGAGCATCCCCTGAGCGGGAGCTGCAGCGCCTGATCCGGCTTTATCTCAAGGCTGAGACCGATATCATCAACGAGATTGGCCGCCTGCGCAGCCTTGGGCTTGTGGACTATCACGCCGTGGCCGCGCTGGAACGGGTGCAGGAGATTCTCCGAAAGCTGGAAACGGATGAATGGGAGTATGTGCCCCGCATGGTCGAGGCGCAGTTTTACGTCCATCATCCGGAGGCCCGGGCGATTCCCGGCGAGACCGTGGAAAAGCACCTGCGCGGCTACACCAACGCCCAGAGCCTTACCAGCACCCAGACGGATATCGTTCAGAAGCTCACGATGAACCTCATGGGCCAGCTGGTGGACGGGAACATGACGGCGCTTTCCGCTCTGCAAAGCGCCCTTCTGGGCCGAACTGAGCCGGACGTTTACCGGCGTATCGGTCTGGAGCAGGTGGCGGCACAGCAGGCTGTGGGAAGGGGTGTGAACCAGAGCGTTCCCGCCTTTGTGGATGCTCTGCGCCGGGATGGCGTGACGGCGTTCACAGATAAGGCGGGACGGAATTGGAGCCTGCACACCTATGCAACGATGGTCTCCCGCACCACGTCTCGGCAGGCCGAAATCCTGTCTGTGGTGACGCAGGACGAGGGGCAGGACTTGTATCAAATCAGCTCCCACGGCACAACCTGTGCCCTCTGCGCTCCGTATGAGGGCCGGGTATACAGCAAGAGCGGTAAAGACCCGCACTTCCCTCCGCTTTCGGATGCGTTCGGCAAAGTAGACCCCGCCGGGCCAAATGACCTGACCAACAGCTGGTTGAACATCCACCCGAACTGCCTGCACGCCCTTCGTCCATGGACACCCGCCGGGCGGACGGAGAAAGAACTGGAACGGATCAGGCGTTTTTCTGACCCCACAACAAATCCTTACAGCCGAGACCCGCGCACCAAGGCACAGATCGAGGCCTACCGCAAAAAGGAGCAGGGACGCTCCAAGTGGCTGCGGGATTACCGCCAGTGGGAAAATTACCGCACGGCTCTGGGAGACAAGGTGCCAAAGACCTTTGAAACCTTCCAGCGGCACAAGCTGGCAGATGACGAAAAATATCACAAATGGATGAACGCATACAGAAGCGGAGGTGATGCCGATTGATTGCGTACTATGGAAGCAAACTGAGCCCTCACATGACGGAAACGCCGGAGGGCTTTTTAATTTGCCACGATGTCAAAATCGCCCGTACCGGCACGCAGAACTATCTGGCCCGGGAGATCGGGCTGGACGGGATGCCGGAGCGTGTTCTTCAGGTGACACGAAGCGCCGAGGACGTGTTTGACCCGGCGGCAATTGCCAGTTTTGAGGGCAAAGATGTCACCAACACCCATCCCTCGGAGATGATCGTGCAGGAAAATCAGGCCGCCTACTCCAAAGGCCACGCAGAGAATGTTCGCCGAGTGGGTGATTATCTGGTGGCTGACCTGTACCTGAAAGACCCCACACTGATCTCCGAGGTCAAGAACGGGGCCATGCGGGATGTGTCCTGCGGCTATTACTGCCAGTATGAGGCAGACGGCGCAGGATACCGGCAGACCCATATCAGAGGAAATCACATCGCCATCGTGCCCCGTGGGCGCGCTGGCCGTGATGTCGCAATAAAAGATAGCGCCGCCGAACTTCCGGCGGAGAAAGGCAAGGTAAAACACATGAGCAAGAGCAAGAGTTTGCTGTCTCTGTTCGGTCTGGCGGCAAAGAACGCGGCCCCCGAAGAGCTTGACAGCATGGTGGAGACCGCTGCCGCAGCGCTGGATGCAGCACCCGCCGTTCCGGCGCAGGATGCAGCCCCCGCCGTTCCGGCGCAGGATGCAGACCCCGCTGAAAACGCAGCGCCCGCTGACACCCAGAACACCGCGGTTCTGGACGCGCTGAACAACCTTTCCGGCAAACTGGATCAGCTGATTGCTGCCAACACCAAGAAGGCAGAGGACAAAGATCCGGAAGACCTGGACAAGGTGATTGCTGAAATGTCCGGCGAAAAGTCTGACAAGAAGGAAAAGGACGAGGACGAAAGCGGCTCCACCACTGTTCCTTCCGAGGACGAGTGCGCAAAGCCTGCCGCCAATGACAGCGGCCTGGCTCTGCTGAAAGCCATGCGCCCCATCATCAACGGCATTCAGGACAAGGCCACCCGTGATGCCCTGTCCAAGACCCTGATCGAGCAGGTCAAGGGCACCAGCTCCGTGGATGCCATCGCAAAGGCTGCGCAGGACAGCGCCGCCGCTGCCGCCAGCGCATCCGGTAAGAACCGGTATGAGCAGTTGTGCCAGGATTCCCAGTCCGCTTACAACGACCGCAATCCCCACATGAAGAAGGAGGGCTAAATTATGTCCCTGAATACTCAGATTATCGGCAAGACCATGCCCCACGGCTTTGCTGGCACTTATGCCCGTCAGCCGGATATGATCGTCAACACCCGCCCCGTTGGCGGCACCGAAAGCATTTCTTTTGGCACTGCCCTGAAGTATGACAACGGCAAGGTCATCGTGATGGGCGGCGCAGGCACTACCGCTGCACAGTTCGCAGGCATTGCGGGCAGCGAAGTCAAGAGCGCCCTGGTCTATCCTGACCAGAATGGCGGCAAATACGCCCCCGGCGAGGCCTGCAGCGTGTTCCAGCGCGGCAGCATCAACGTGCTGTGCCAGCGCGGGACCCCGGCTCTGGGCGGTGACGTTTACGTCCGCATTGCCAAGACCGCTGACTATGCCACCGCACTGGTCGGCGGCTTTGAGGCGGAAGCGGACGAAAAGACCGCCGGAAACTCCGTCAAACTCACCAACTGCCAGTGGGGCGGCGCGGCTGATGCCAACGGCGTGGCCGAGCTGGTCATCCTCACCCGTGCAAACGCCTGATAGGAGGGCTTAGACTATGGCAAACTTCCAGAACGTCGGCACCACCAATGCCGGTACTTTCACCGTAAACAACTCCGGTGCTGCGCTGCCCGGCGGCACTCCCACCATGGACGCGGCTGCCATCCAGAGCGGCAATGCGTTCCTCACCAGCGAGCTGGAAAAGCGTGACCCGCTGATCCGCAAGCCCCTCACCAGCGTCACCTATCCCCGTGATATCCCCATCGAGGTGGGCGGCGGCTGGGTGGATTACGTCTCTGCCATGTCCGTGGCCTACGGTATGGCAGGCGGTTCCGGCGCTTCTGCCGTCAACGGCGGCGGTTCCAACGGCATTCCTGTGGTGCAGGCCAGCGTGAGCAAGGGCGCATTCAAAGCCCACGTCTTTGCCGCCGCTCTGCGCGTCATGTTCGTGGATATGCAGCGCGCAAACTTCATTGGCCGCAGCCTTGACCAGATGCTGCAGGACGGCATCCGGATGGCTTATGACAAGCACATGGATCAGAACACCTACGTGGGTTTTGACGAGTACGCTACCACCGGCCTTGTCAACAATCCCGATGTCACCAAGACCACTGCCGCAACTTCCGGCACGGCTTCTTCCACCAAGTGGGCCGACAAGACCCCGAAGCAGATTCTCGGTGACATCAACAATGCCATCACTGCCGTGTGGGCTGCCAACGAGTACGACGAGGCAGGCATTCCCAACCACATCCTGATCCCCTACGAGCAGTACAGCTACATCACCACCACCATGGTGAGTGACCTGGGCACTGAGACCATCTACGACTTCCTGAAGAAGCACAATGTGGCCGCAAACCACGGCGTGGATCTGGAGATCGTTCCCACCCGCTGGGTCAAGGGCGCTGGTGCTTCCAACGGTGACCGCATGGTGGTGTACGTCAACAACCGCCGCTTTGTCAAGGCAGACGAGCTGGTGCCCCTGTCCCGCGTGATGAGCACCCCCAACGTCACCAATGTCTGCTACGACACCGCCTATATGGCAAACGCATCCGAGGTGCAGCTCATGTACCAGACCTCCATGCTGTACGTGGACGGCATCTGATCAGGAGGTGGCAGAAATGGCTTTCGTGCTTTCCAAAGCAAACATCATCCTGCCCAGCGCAGACGGCTCTCAGACCTTTCCGCTCCACCGGGAGCAGCTGGTCGAAGTGCCGGGCTGGGCGGCAGAGACAGCCTATTTCAAGGCGCTGGTGGCCGATGGCGACATCGTGCCCACGAACCGCAGTGACAAGGCTGTACAGGATGCCGCAGACAAGCCCGTCCGCAAGAAAAAGACTGCGGACTGGGACAAGCCTGCCGAACCGCAGGAGCCTGCTGACCCGAAGGAAGACTGAGGAGGCTGCCCATGTGCTGGACGATGAAACCGCAGTTTCAGGGCATTCTTGCACAGGCCGCAAATCTGGGGCAGAGTGTGGGCAATTACACCGCAGAGCAGTTCAAGGCGGAATACCCGCAGTTCTGTGACGCGGACGGCAATTGCCACCTGCCGGATGCGATGCTGGAAGAGATCGTGAAAATGGCAAACATCAGCATTCAGCCGGATAAATGGCTGGACAGCTGGCATTATGCCGTGGGTCTTTATGTGGCCCACTACGTCACTTTGCAGCTGCGCACCTATGCGGAGAGCACCGCCACCCCGGCGCAGGCGGCAGCGTCCGGCGCTCTGGTGGGTGTGGTGAAGTCTGCCACGCTGGGCGACAGCTCCGTGACCTACGACACCAGCGCCCTGACCGCAGGAACAGAGGACTGGGGCGACCTGAACGCCACCACCTACGGTCAGATGCTGGCAAACCGTGCCCGCTTTATCGGTGCGGCCGGAACTTTTGTGATGTGAGGTGCACCCATGAACTGGAATGACTGGTATACCGACCTGATGGAGATCAGGCGCACGGAAACCGTGAAGGACGGAAATCTGACCCGCAAGGAACGGAAGGTCGTCCGCTCCGGTGTTCCGTGCCGGGTGTACCGCAGCCAGGACAAGGCCCCGACGATGACCCAGACAGCAGCCAATGTCCAGAAAACGGACAAGCTGGCCTGTGATATTGATGTGGATATCAAGCCCTTGGATGAGCTAGTGATCCACAGGGGGGCACGGCTGGGGCACACCGTGCAGGAGACCCGGTATTTTGCCGGGGACCCTGACCTGTACTATGAGCCCTTCGGGGCAGTGCTGCCCGGGCTGGCCCATCAGGAGATCACGCTTCTCAGTCAGGAGCGTGCGAAATGAACCTGCAGGAATACATCAAGAAGCTGGAAGCGGCGCAGGCCGCTTTGCCCGAAATGCTCGCAGACGTTGCCCGCAATGCCACCCTCCGGGCTGTGGAAGCGGCGCAGGATAAGACCCCGCCCACAGCGGGCAGCCTGAGCGGCACAAACACCCGCACCGGCGAGCTGAAGCAGCGCTGGGCAACTGACAGCCGAACAGAGCCTTATGGACTTCTGGGCGGGGAACTTGTGACGAACCTGAGTAATAATGCAAATTATGCCTCCTACGTCAACGACGGCCACCGGATGGACAAGCACTTTGTGCCGGGTCTGCACGCAGACCAATATACCGGAATGCTGGAATACGACCCGGGCCTCCGGGGCGAGGTTGGCATGATGGTGGGCACGAAAACGACCTACGTTGAGGGCCTGCACATGTCCGACGCAGGGATTGAGGCATACAAGCACACCGTGAAAGTAGAGACAGAAAAAGCCGTGAATAAGCTGGGAGAGATGCTGAAATGAACTTTATCATTACAACGCTGGCCCGGTCTTTGGCGGAGTATCTGGCTCCCTTCCTGCCCGGTGTGCAGATGTTGGAAGACCCTGCACAGCAAGGCGTAGAGCCGCCCTGCATGTTTATCCAGCAGCGGGGCAGCGATATCAAGCTTTACCCAGGCGGGCGCTGGCTGCGCACCATCCGGCTCGACCTGACCTATCTGCTGGACTATAACCTCACAGACCTGCGCCAGCAATACAACAAAGCCGCTGAGGCGCTCGATTTCTGCATGGAAACATTCCCTTATTCCGATGGAACAGAAGCGGAAAAGCTCCTGCACGCCTACGAGCGCAGCGCGGATATCGACGATGACGGCCTGCATTACAAGTTTGAGCTGCGTGTCTTTGTGGAAAAGCCCGTGGACGCAGTGAAAATGCAGACCCAGACCGTAAACCAGAAGGTAGACCAATGAAACAGGACAATACCCAATACAGCCGGGAAGTGCTGCTAAAAGACCCGCGTTTTGCGGGGTATCAGCCGGATTTTCTGGCTGTTGTTTTACACAAACCGTTTTACACCCTCGCAGAGGCTGAGGCCGCTGTGAGAGAATTTTGGAAGGAGTAATACCCTATGGCAGCAGGCGGAACCTGGACTGTACAGAACAAGGTGCGGCCCGGCATTTACTTTAAATTTCGCTCCAAGAACCAGCAGAATCTGACCGTTGGCGACCGCGGCAAGGTCACGATCTGCGAACCCATGAGCTGGGGTCCCGTTGGCAAGGTGACGGAAATCGCCGCCGGTGATGACCTGACCCCTTATACCGGTTACGACATCACAGACGAACACAATCGCTTTGCATCCATGATCTTCAGCGGCTCCAACCGCACCGCAGCACCCACCAAGCTGCTGCTTTACCGCCCGGCCGCTGCGGACAGCGCAAAGGCCACCGGCACTATCGCTCCGCTGACGGCTACCGCAAAATTCCCCGGCTCCCGAGGCAACGATATCGTGGTGATCGTCACTGCACTGACGGAACCTGCGGGCAGTTTCCAGGTCTCCACGGTCGTTGACGGTGTGGTGAAGGATCAGCAGACCGGAAAGACCGTTGCAGACCTGACCGGCAATGACTGGGTGGATTTCAGCGGCACGGGCACTCTGGCCGCAAATGTCGGCACCCAGCTTTCCGGCGGCAAGGACGGCGAGGTGAACTCTGCCGCATACAGCACCTACCTGACGAACATCGAGCCCTACAACTTCGATTCCATGCTGTACGACGGCGAGGATGCCACCGTAAAGACCGCGATGGAGACCTTTATCAAGCGCGTGAACACCGAAGTTGGCCGCTTCTCTCAGCTGGTGGAAGCCAATGCCACCAACCCTGACACCCGCTTTATCGTCAACGTGTGCAGCGGTCTTGTGATGAACGATGGAACCACCCTGACCCCGAAGGAAGCCGTCTGGTGGGTCGGCGGTGCGCTTTCCGGCGCGACCTACGCCAACGACCTGACGAATGCCGCCGTTCCCAACGCAGTAGACATCTCTCCCAAGATGACCCACAATCAGTATGTGGATGCCATCAATGCGGGAAAGTTCGTGTTCAACGCCGATGACGGCACCGTCCGGGTGGAGTATGACATCAACTCTCTGGTCACCTATACCAGCGAGATTGGCGAGGTGTACCGCTACAACCGCACCATGCGGCTGTGCAACACCATTGCCAACGACCTGTACAAGCAGTTCGCCCAGAGCTATGTGGGCATTGTGGACAACACCGAGGACGGTCGCCGCCAGTACAAGAGCGCCATCGTCAAATATCTGGATCAGATCCAGGCATCCGGCGGCATCCAGAACTTTGACGGCGAGACCGATGTCATTGTGGAAGCGGGCGAGGCAAAAGATGCCGTGCTCATCACTCTGGCCATCGAGGCAGTGGGCAGCACCAACAAGATCTATATCACTCTGGATGTGGCGTAAGGAGGAATAAAGATGAGTTATTTAATGGCTCAGGACACCCTGAACGGTGCGGAGGGCAAGATCACCATCACCCGGAACGGCCGCATTCTGGAAGCCGCAGGTATGCGGAACATCAAGACCATCGCGGGCATTCAGACTTCGGACATGAAGACCATCGGCACCCGCAAGGTTCAGAAAAAGGCCAACGGTGTCACCCAGACCGGCACCGGCAACGTCTATTTCGGCTCCAACGGCTCCAACCTGTTCACCGATATGGTGCTGAACTACATCGAGAACGGCGTGCAGGACATGTTTGATATCACCATCACCAACCAGGACCCCACGTCCAGCGTGGGCGCGCAGGTGATGGGCTACTACGGCTGCGTGCTGACCGGCGATATCCCGCTGTCCATTCTGGACGACGAGGAGGCCATGCTGAGCTACGATTTCAATTTCAGCTATACCAGCGTCAAGCGTCTGGAAGCATTCAACGACCCCGCCAACCTGGGCAGCAACTGATTTTAGGAGGTATTTTTTATGAGCGCACTTTCTGCATTTCTGCATCCCGCTGTGACCCGCGAGGAAAAAGAGGTCATCATCTCCAAGCGCTTTCTGGGTGAGGACGGCAAACCTGTCCCCTTTAAGATCCGCTCCCTGACCCAGGAGGAGAACGCTGCCATCATCAAGGCAGCCACCCGGCAGAAAAAGGTGGACGGCCAGTGGCAGGATTCCATTGATGCCAACGAGCTGAGTGCCCGCACTATCGTGGAAGCTACTGTTTTCCCGGATTTCCGCAGCGCGGAGCTGTGTGAGAAATACGGCACCAAAGACCCGGTTCAGGTTCCCGGCAAGATGCTTCTGGCCGGTGAGTTTGGCCGCCTGATCGATGCCGTGAGCAAGCTCTCCGGCTTTGACAAGAGCCTGGACGAAGAGGCAAAAAACTGATCTCCGGGGGCAGCTGGGATATCGACGTGCTGGTGGCATACTACTGCTTCGATAACCTCAGCTGGTCCCCGGGCAAGTACGATGCCCTGCCGGTGCGTGAAAAGGCGCTGGTCAGGGCATTTGCTTTGCGCTCCATGGAGAAGCGCAGAGAGGAGACCCAGCGGATGAAGGAGGCGGGACGAAATGGCTAAAATTCAGGAAACGCTTGTCCTTCAGGATCGGTTTTCCTCAACATTTTCGAGCTATCTAAAATACGCTCAAAAAGCGGCGGTAGCAACTGGCGTTCTGAGAACCTCTGCCAATGGAGATTTTTCTAAGGTCGTGGACGCTATTGTGAACGTGAACAGTTCTCTGGCAGATATGGCGAGGGCGCAAACTGATGTAGCTAAATCTATGCAAGAGCAAAAAGACACTCTGGGAGAGCTTGCATCCGCAGCTACAAAGGCGGCAGAAGCCGCACAGAAGGCTACCACAGCAAACAGAGATCACAAAAAGAGCACGGATGAAGCAAAAAAATCAGCGGATCAGCTGACGCAAAGTCTGAAAAGCCTTGTTGCGTCCTATATCAGCATTCAGGGTCTGAAAAAGGCCGTTGACCTGTCTGACAGTCTGGTCTCCATGCGTGCCCGGCTCGATCGAATGAACGACGGCCTGCAAACCACGCAGGAGCTGGAAACAATGATCTACCAGTCGGCTCAGCGTTCCAGGGGCAGCTTCACCGATACGATGGGGCTGGTCTCCCAGCTGGGCACAATGGCCGGTGATGCATTCAGCAGTTCCAAAGAGATCGTGCAGTTCGCAGAGCAGCTGAACAAGCAGCTGGCCCTTTCCGGCGCGTCCGGTTCGTCTGCGCAGGCAGCGATCCTCCAGCTGGAACAGGGGCTTGCATCTGGCGTGCTGCGCGGCGATGAGCTGAACAGCGTGATGGAGCAGGCCCCGGCCCTTGCAAAGTCCATTGCAGACTATATGCAAGTCAGCGTGGGCGAGCTGCGCGAGATGGGCTCTCAGGGACAGATCACCGCTGACATTGTGAAAAACGCACTGTTTGCGGCGGCCAAGGACACGAACGCGGAGTTTGAAAAGACCCCAATGACATGGGCGCAGGTCTGGACGGTGGCAAGCAATACCGCCGTCCGGGCGCTTGACCCGCTGCTCACCGCTATCAACTGGGTGGCGAACAACATCCAGACCATCGGCCCCATCGTGGTCAGCCTTGGCACAGCCTTCGGTGTGATGCTTATCGCGGCCAACTGGACGAACATCCTTACCTTTGCCACAGAAAAAGCGGCGGCTGCGCAGGCATTCCTTAACGCCGTGATGTCAGCTAACCCCGCGGCATTGGCGGCAGTGGGCGTTCTGGTGCTGGTGGCTGCCTTTTACGCGGGCATCGCGGCGGTGAACCATTTTGCCGGGACGTCCATCTCGGCCACGGGCATCATCACCGGAGCTTTTACAACGATGGGGGCATTCATCCTCAACGGTACATTGGTCCCGCTGCACAATGGCTTTGCCGCATTTGTGAACTTTCTGGGTAATGCGTTCAATGACCCAATCACAGCAATTGATGTTCTCTTTTATGATATGTCCATTACCATCCTGAAGTACGTCCAGAACGTAGCGCAGGGTTTGGAAGGCCTTATCAACATGATTCCAGGCGTTGAAGTGAACATGACATCCGGAATCGATAAGCTTATCGGAAAGCTGGAATATGGCCGGAACTGGACCATCAAACAGAACGGATACAAAGAGTATATCAAGCCGTGGGAGAACTTCGACCTGGGCAAGTCCTATAAATCCGGTTATAACTGGGGCGCGAACCTCGGAAAATCCGGCCTTATGGGCACCGGCACGGGACAGCTGGAAATTCCGCAGGCGGCAGACGTGAAAGACCTGCTGGGTAATATCGACAAGAACACCGGCAAGATCGCAAAAACCGTTGACCTGTCCGATGAGCAGATCAAGATGCTGGTGGATGTGGCAGAGCGCAAGTACGTCAATAACGTCAACCTGACAAGCCAGACCCCCATGATCACCGTGCAGGGGCAGAACACCGGCAACACCGAAAAGGATGCCCGAAATCTGGCAGACACCCTGCGGGACGTTCTGGTGGATCTGATGAACGCAGGCAGCACTGTCACCGTGCAGTAAGGAGAAAGAAATGTCCCTGTACAAACTGTATTTTTCCAGCGGCGCAACGGTGATCGCCCTGCCCATCAACCCGGAAAAGCTGCCGGAGACCCTTTCTGCCGACAACGGAACTTATAACGTGCTTGGCCTTGGCCCCATCATGCAACCACGCACGCCGAACCTGCGCACCGTGTCTATTTCGGGCCTGCTGCCCGGGCGGCGGTTGCCGGGCCAGACCGGCATTCATCTGCCCCCGGCGGTGTATATGGCGTTCTTCACCACCGCTATGAAGAAAAAGTCCCCCATCGTCTACACGCCCGTCCGGTTCTATGAGAACGGCGTACCGTTCCTGGGGCCGAGCCTGGGCTTTCGGTGCCTCGTTACCAGCTTCAAGGCAGAGGAGCGCGGCGCGGAGACGGGGGATTTCTATTTTGACCTGAGCCTGACCGAGTACAAGGATTACTCCCCGCAGAGGGCTGTTGTGCAGGGCGCTGGCCAGACCGGAACCTTTTCCCCGGCCAGCATCATCTCTGACGTGGCCAGCGTGGCCGCACGGGCTGTTTCGGCAGCCACAGCGGTAAACACTGCAGCAGATGCGGCGGGCTCTGTAAAGCTCTCACTGACCCCCACCAGGAGCACCCCCGCAGACAAGCTCGTTGTGGGGGCCAGACGGAAAGCCACCGGGAAGGTCTACGGCACCGGCAGCGGGGAGGAAGTTCTGACCAGCATCCATGGCCAGATCGTTGTGGTGCGGCGCATCATCGACCGCTCCCGGCCCTGCCCCGTCTGCGTGGCAGACACCGGCGGCACTGTGCTGGGCTGGATGCCGGAGAACAGCCTGCAGGAGGTGGAAGGATGACCTATGAGCTTTTGGCCGCTCAGAAAGCCACCGGAAACACCCTGAACCTGACCAACAGCACCACGCAGGTGGTCTGGTCTACCCAGCGCACCGGGCAGCCGGGAAAGCTGACCTTTACCTATCTTCGCACCCCGGAATCCAAGCTGGAAGAGGGAGACGTGATCCGCTTTTCTGTGAATGGTCAGCTGCAGTTTTACGGCTGGGTGTTCACCCGGGGCTTTGACCGCTGGGGGCCGGTGGACGTGGTCTGCTATGACCGCATCCGGTATCTCAAGGCCAATGCCAGTTACTCCTTCTACGGCCAAAGTGCCGGGGACATCATCCGGCAGATCGCGGAGGACTTTGAGCTGGACGTGGGCGAGCTGGCCGACACCGGCTATAAGCTGCCCTCCCTCATCATGCAGGACAAAAGCTGCATCGACATCATCAACACCGCCTTGCAAAAGACCCTGCTCAACACCGGCAAGGTCTATGTGTTTTACGATTCCGGCGACGGGCTGGCCCTCAAGGAGGCCAACGACCTGAAAACCGATATCGTCATCGGTGATTACAGCCTGATGACGAATTACACCTTCGATTCCTCCATCGACACCCAGACCTACAACAGCATCAAGCTGGCCCGGCCCAATCAGAAGACGGGAAAGGCGGATGTTTTCGTGATGAAGGATTCGGAACACATCGGGAAGTGGGGCCTTTTGCAGCTGTACCAGACCGTGGACGAGGCCGCCAACGACGCTCAGGTAAAGGAACAGGCGAAAGTGAGCCTGGAGTATTACAACCGGGTATTGCAGCAGCTCAAGTTCTCTTCTCTTGGCGTTCCGGGTCTGCGGGCCGGGGCGCTGATCCTGGTGAACCTGTCCGATCTGGACGGCGAACCGTTCAAACGGTATGTCATGCTGGAAAAGGCGGAGCACACCTTCAAAAATGACGAGCACACCATGGAGCTGGAAGCAAAAGCACTGTAAGGAGGGAGAAGCGTGGATTTACTGGGAGTATTGCAGGAGATCAACCGGCAGACCAACGATGCCGGGCAGCCCACAGACCTGCAGATCGGAACAGTGACAAAGGCCCCACCGGATGATGATGAGCTGGAGATCCAGATCAGTGAAGCAATGGCCCCGCTGAAGCAGGCTGTGCTTTACCTGGCAGAGCCTGTCATTGAAAAGAAAATTCCCATCCTGCGCCACCGGCACGAGATCAAGATCCTGCAGCACAAGCACGTAACACCGTCCGGCCCCAGCGAGGACGCGTTCACGGCTCCGCCCTACTTTACGGAGTGGTCGGCCCTGCCGGATGGATTTGATGCAAAAGTGCAGGCAGAAAACTTTGTGGGCTGGGAAAACGGCGCTGCGCTGCCTTTGAGCAAGGACAAAAAGTACATCATCCTGAACCCGGCCCTGAAGGCCGGGGACAAAGTGCTGCTCCTCCGCGTTCAGAGCGGGCAGAAGTTCATTGTTCTTTCCAGAGTATACGGAGGTGAATCGTAATGGCTACGCTTCCTACAGGCGCGTCTATCGACCTTTCCGGCGGCGTGGAGTACGTTTCTCAGCCGTCCAGAACCTGGTTCATTGACCAGACATCTGGCCGCATCACCGGGGAATGTGATGGGCACGAGGCCGTAAAACAGGCCGTGACCATCATTCTGAACGTGGAACGTTATCGCTGGCAGATCTTCCGCTCTTACAGCGGCATGGAGTGGGAGGGGCTGCTGGGGCAAGACCCGGGCTATGTGGCTGCCGAACTGCAGCGCCGCCTGGAAGAGGCTCTGACCGTGGACGACCGGGTGACCGGCGTGAAGAACTTCTCTTACACGGTGCAGGGACAGGCCCTGACAGCATCCTTTACCGTCTCCACAATCTACGGCGAAATGCAGGCAAGCACGGAGGTGAACACCGCAGCATGATCGATTTTTCTACCGCACAGTACCGGGCCATTCTGGACTATATGCTGTCTCAGATCCCGGACGACTACGACAAGCGGGACACAAGCCCCATCCCAACGGCTCTTTCTCCCGCCGCCTATGTCTTTGAGGGGTTCTTCCTTTCCCTGAACTTGGTGCAGCGGCAGGCGTTTTTTCAGACAGCCACCGGCAGAGCGCTGGATCTGCTGGCCCCCATCGCCAGCGTTACCCGCAAGCAGGCCACGGCAGCGGTGCGAAAAGGCGAGTTCAATATTGATATCCCGCTGAGCAGCCGGTTCTCTACCATCAACGGCGCGGACAGTATCAATTTTATTGCGCTGTCCGCTCTGGGTTCCGGGCACACCTACCGCCTTCTGGCCGAAACGCCCGGCACCATCGGCAACGACTACACCGGCCCTATCCTACCCATCGACACCATTCAGGGCCTGACTTCTGCCCGGATCTCGGATATCCTGACACCAGGAGACGAGACCGAGACCGATGACGAATTCCGCGTCCGCATCGAAGCGGCGCTGAACAGCCGCTCCTTTGGCGGCAATGTGGCGCAGTACAAGGAGGAAATCGAGAAGCTGGACGGCGTGGGCGCTGTGCAGGTATACCCGACATGGAGAGGCGGCGGCACGGTGCTCTGCTCCGTTCTGGGTGCGGACTGGCTGCCTGCATCCACCGACCTTGTGCAGACCATTCAGAACGCCATCGACCCGGTGCCAAACTCCGGGCAGGGGCTCGGTCTTGCGCCCATCGGTGCAAAGGCAACGATCACGGCCCCGGAAAAGCTGGAAGTTTCGGTCACCGCATCGGTGACGCTCCTGCCTAGCTACTCGCTGGATACAGTTCGCACCGCGGTACGGGAGGCGTTGGAGGCATATCTGCTCAATGTACGGAAAAGCTGGGCGACCAATATCAGCAAAACCAGCATTGAATACAGCGCCAACGTCTACACGGCCCGCGTATCTGCGGCCATCATCACGGCAGAGGGCGTGGTAAACGTGACAAACGTCCAGCTGAACGGAGCAGCGGACGATTTGATTCTGACAGAGACCGGCGAACGGCAGCAGGTCCCTGTGGTTGGGACGGTGACGCTGCATGAAGCTTGATCTCTCGCACGACCTGCTTCCGCTGCTGCCGACCATCTACCGGGAAGTGCAGGACTATCAGCAGATCTGCACTGCTGAAAAAGCGGAATTTGACCTGCTGGCTGGTTCCGTGGAAGGGGTTCAAAGCAACTTCTTTTTCCAGACCATGGACGAGGATTCCGTTGCACAGTGGGAAAAGGTGTTTCACATCGTGGCTGTCCCAGAAAAGGAATCTCTGGAGTTCCGCAGGCAGCGTGTAATGACCCGCATTGCGACCCGCCCGCCCTACACACTGGGGTTTCTGTATCAGAAGCTGGATGAACTGATTGGCGCTGGTGAATGGACGTGCTCCATCACATACCCGCTCTACGAGCTGAGGCTTGCAACGAGCGCAAAGAGCCAGTCGTACTACGACGAGGTGACGCACCTGATCAACCAAATCAAACCCGCTCACATTGTCTTTATCAGTATGCCGTACCTCAAGACCGGGATCCTGATCACAGAGCAGGTCGATGTGCAGAAATACGAGTATCAGTATCGCCTGGGCGGCTGGGCCCTTGGGAAAAAGCCGTTTGCCGAGCTCGGAGGATGGACGACCGCAAAGGCTGCTGCATCGCCGACACTGACGCGGACGCTTCTTCTGGACGTGGCCCACAAGGCGGCAGAGCTTGCCACGACGGCACGGCTCAACCGCGCAACGACCGTGAAACCGCTGAAAAGCGTTATTGCATCTGCGACACTGCAGGTGGGTTCTGAAACGTTGATGATCGCGGGTGAGAACCTGAAGCTGGAAGCATCCATTGAACCGGAGGCAGGTAATTCGACCGTCAACCACTATGAGCTCCTGAACGATGCGGGAGAAACGCTGTACGCATCGGACTGCTATTTTGGCATTACCGAAAAAACGGACGTGGACGTAAATCTCTCTATTCTGGAGGGCGCGGACACCGTGCTGGCAAGCGGAAGCCGGTATCACTATCTTCTGGGCAGCTGGCTTTTGGGCAAGGATGCCTTTGCGTCACCGGGACAAAATAATTTTGTCCCGGTGACGGCCGCCGCGCCCGCTTCTGCATCTGTGACCCCGCTGTTTCTGGCAAGCCTTGCCTCGTACCTGGCGGATCACATCAACATGGTGCAGCTGAACGGCAATTATACCGTTCCGAACCTTGCAAAGAGCCTTTCCGGTGCGGCAGTCACGCTGCAGTATGAGCTTCTGCCATCGGAAAAGATCACAAAAGTCTCTGCTATCTCCGCGCAAGATGCGTTCGGAGCCGCCCTCACACAGGACGATGTTAGCATCGAAACCACGTCCAGAACAAAGCTCAAACACACCATTATTTTCAAGGAGGGAACATTGCTTTATGGCGGATGATATCCTGAAAAACATTCCTCTTCCCGCTGATCTCCCGGAAAATTGGACATCCGGTCAGATCATCGCCCCGACCGGCGCAGAAGCTGGCCTGGACGACCAGCACGGGTACAATTACCTGATGAGGCAGGTCAACAACGCACAGAAGGCGGCAAAGGAGCTGAATAAGGGCAAAGCAGACTCCGTCGTTCCACATAATCTTTCTATTCCAATTACGGGGTGGCAAACAGACACAGAAGTTGCAGAGTACCCGCATTACATTGACATTACAGCGGACGTTACGTCCACGACTGTGGTATCTGTCAGCATCGACCCCGCAAGCGCAGACGTAGCCGGTAAAGCTATGCTTGTAAACCCCGAAACTCGAACCGGAGCTATCCGTATCCGTGCACACAACATCCCGACTGCGGAAATTTCCGCCCGGTGGTATCCCATCAAGTATGGTGGTCAGTTCTATGGTGACGGCTCAATCTATTCCAACTTCCTGCTTGCGGCACATCCTATAGGCAGTATCTATCAGACCATCAGCCATGAAAATCCGTCCGTAACATTTGGCGGCGGCACATGGGAAAAGATTGCGCAAGACAGGGCATTAATGGGTGCAAGCGATACGCATCCAGCTGGTACGACGGTAGAGGCAGGACTGCCGAATATTACAGGCGAATATACCAAACGAAAGGTTATAAACTCTGCTAATTCCGTGTACAACGATACGCAAAAAGCTGAAAAGGCTTTTAAAGTTATCACAAGCGATACTCCATTAAATTCTATTCAGCTTGTAACCAATTCTGCTTCAAATACTGGAGGAGAAAATGTCATCTTTGACGCTTCCCTTTCCAACCCCATCTACGGCGCTTCCACTACCGTTCAACCCCCGGCATACTTTACTTACACTTGGCTTCGTACCGCCTGAAAGGAGAAACGATGGCACTAGGAGAACTCAAAAATGGCATTGGCCCTGATGCCTATGCTATCTATCAGCAAGTCCTTGCGGCGGTAGTCGAGCGAGACCACCCCGTGGGCAGTCTGTACATCAGCGAAAACGCAACCAGCCCGGCAGAGCTTTACGGCGGGACGTGGGAGCGGATTGAGGGCAAATTTATCATGGGTGCAAGCGATACCTACCCGGCAGGAAGTACGGGAGGTAGTGCAACGCATAGACAGTCTGCAAAAGAAGTTGCAAGACACGCGCATGATATCGGAACCAACGTGAGTGGTACACTAATGACTGTACCACAATGGAAGTTTTATATTACATCGGTATCACAGGCAACCGACCAGAACGGATACGAATGCTACGGAATGGCAACGAATACTACGGGTGATGGTGAACCTATGAACATCCTCAACCCCTACTACTCCGCGTACATCTGGCGCAGAGTGGCATAACCGAAAGGAGCACACATGAAAATTATTGACAGTAGCGGCGTAGAAATCGCCAGCCCCGACCTGACGAAAGGCTACCTCAAGCAGGAGACCCAGACTGTCCGCCACGACGCTGTGGAGGGCGTGGAAGAGGTCAGCCACTACGAGTACAAGACCTACCCCAACGGCGGAAGGGACCGCTGGAAGGTGGTGGACGTGCCTGGCGTGGCCGCACAGGATGCCTACGACGAAGAGGTAGACGTGCAGCGGTATGTGCTGTACACCACCGAAGAGCTGGCCGCACAGGCTGAAGCCAAGAAAAAGGCAGAAGAAGCCGCTGCCGCCGAAGCGAAGAAAAAGGCAGAGCTGGAAACCGTGCCGGGCCGCATGGACGCTCTGGAAGCGGCAAACGACGACCTTGTGCTTATGATGGCTGATTTAATTGGAGGCTAAAACTATGAAGACTTTGAACAACCTGAAACTCCGCATCATGGTGCGGGCATTCCGCATCCGACTGACCGCTGGTGAGACCTTTGAGGATATCGCGGCGGATTACCCGGCCCTAACCGCTGAAGACCTGGAAGCCATCAAAAAAGCCCTCGGGCAGTAAGGAAGCGTGGAAATGAACATACTTTTTGATTTTATCTCCAAGCTGCTGGCGGCCCTCTCCCGCGCTGCCGGTGACAGCGCTGACAAAGAAGAGCCTGCTCCTGCACCGGACGTGCCCACTGTGGACACCGTGACCGGGTGGGCGGGAGAGCCTCCTTACCGGTACATTGACGTGAGCCGTTGGCAAGGAAAAATCAAAATGGAGGGCTGGGCGCAGGTAAAAGCGGCAGGCTACAAAGGCGTGATGCTGCGGGCCGTAGGGAGCCGCAACGGTGTGCCCTACATCGACCCCACCTTCGAGGACAATTATGCCAACGCAAAAGCGGCAGGGCTGGACGTGGGCGTGTACTACTACACCAACGCCTCCTGCGAGAAGCTGGCAGACCGGGAGCTTGCCGTGCTGCGGAAGGCCCTGGTCGGGAAAGAGATGACCATGCCGGTGGCAGTGGATCTGGAATCGCCGAGTCTTGCCGGGATGCCCTATGGAGACCTGTCAAATCTGGCGGCCTATCATCTGGAACAGATTGAGAAGATGGGGTTCTACGCCCAGCTCTACACCTACACGAGCTACGCCAACGTCCATCTGGACATGGCAAGGCTTGCAGGGCGGTGGGACGTATGGCTGGCGGACTACACCGGCAAGACCCCAAAGGTGGATTTCAAGTACACTGCCCACCAGCACACCAGCGAGGGCCGCGTGCCTGGCATCTCCGGCAACGTTGACCTCAACGTGACCACACTCAACTACCCCCGTATCATCCGCAAGAAGGGTCTGACCCGTCTTCGGGAGGGCAAATGACCGAAAAAGAAGCTTTGCTGTGGGTGCTGGGCATCCTGGGCAGCCTGTGCGCCGCTGCCATCACCATCGACAAGGTGCTGGAAATCATTCACAAGTACATCAAGAAGGCGCAGGAGCCGGACAACGTGCAAAACAAGCGGCTGGATGAGCTGGACAAGCGCATCGGCACCTTAGAGCAGGGCCAGCTTCAGCACACGCAAGCCCTCGCTCGCGACCTGCGCCGCTTTGAAGAAATCGACGAGGTGAGCCGTCTTACCCTCAACGGGGTGCGCAACCTTTTGGACGCGCAGCTGTCCGGCAACAACCGCGAAGGGATGCAGAAGAGCCGCACCGACATCGACAACTATCTTTTGAAAGGAGTCACCAATCATGGAAGCGATTCGTAACCTTTTGACCGCACTTCCCACCCCTGTGGCCCTTGTGCTCATGCTGGGCGGCTTTGTGTTTTACGCCCTGGGCTGCATCCGGCTGGGCTATGGCGCGGCGGTCAAGGGCACCGTGCTTGACCTGATCGAGCAGGCAGAGCACGAGATTCAGGGAACCAAGAGAGGCGCAGAGCGTAAGGCGTGGGTGGCGCAGATGCTTCGCACGGCTCTCAGCACCAGCAAATACGGCAGGCTCATCAGCTGGGCCATCACCGATGAAACCATCGGCACCGTGATCCAGTTTTTCTTTGACCGCATGAAAGCGGCGCTGGAAAAGCAGTAAGGAGGATATCATGGCAAGCACTACATATCTGCAACATGCGTTAAAATGGGCGGTTTTCGTGAATGAAGCCCGCTTTGACGGCGAAACGGTGACAAAACGTCACCATTTTGCCGTGCTTGGCAATATGGTGCGCAACGCCGGAGAGTTGCCGCAGCCTTTCTGGCTCGGTGCTGCCTGTGGCGGCGGCTCGTGTAGTGCTGCCCGCTGCGTTGCAAGGCCTTGACCGACAGCAGATGACCGCCGCCATTAAAAGCGCACCGCTTGGGAGGGTTGACCGTAAGATAGCCTTACTGCGGTATGTTGAGCGGCTCCCGCTGCCGGACATTGCAGCGCAGACACATTACAGCCGGACGGCGGTAGGCTACCGGCTGAAAGGCATTGAAAAAATGCTGAATGTGTGATACTATACTTTTAATTGGGTGCGTTTTCTTGTGAAACGCATTGAAGCGGCAGGCTTTCGGGTCTGCCGCTTTTCTTTTTGCACGAATTGTGGTATAATAATCTCAACAAATCCACCCGGCCTCTCGAAGAAGCGCATTAGAGTGGATATTTGATACAGTCTCCCGCCCGCCTACTTGCAGTGCGTACCATACGGGAGACGCATAAAACCCCCGGTGTTCCGTTTGGAGCATCGGGGGCCTTTTTATTTATGCGAGCTGTTCAGCAGGGGCGGGGAGTGCCTTTCGTTTCTTCGCTTTCTGATCGGCCTGTTCCTTCACGGTCAAATAGCCGTGGTCGTACATCTGCTTGTAGATAAAAGCCTGCCCGATGCGGTTCCAGCGGGTGTTTTCTTTGGTCTCGCCGTTGCCAATTTCAACCGGAATACTTACAGTATAACCTTTATCGATGTACTTCCGCTTCGGGATCCACTGCCCATTCACTTTGCGCTGGATGCCCCATTCTTCCAGCAGCTTATTGAGCTTGTTAGCCGTCATACCAAAATTGAGCGCAATTTGCGTCATGGTGAGCGTTTCGTCACTCAAAAGCATATTGTGGGCGTACTTGGCGGCGGGCTTGAGCTTGGCGTTTTCCTTTTCGAGCTGTTTGGAGCGCTCCTGTTCCCGGGCAATGATGCCCTGCGCCATCACCAGCGCTTTGGATAGTGCCAGCTCCGGCGGTTCAGGTTCGGGAGTGGTCAGCTTCTTCTCCATCTCGTTAAAAGCTTGGATGTACTTCAATTTCCAGTCAAGCGCTTCATCACCAGTAAAACCAAAGGTGAGCAAGGAGAACCCGTCGCGGTTCATCAAGTACATGGGGTACAGCTTTCCTCGGTTTTCAAACGTGGTTTCGTAAAACATTGATTTGGTGGCGCAATTTTGCGCCGCCAGATTCTCAATAGCGCGGAGAACATCTTTGTGGTTCTTGCCAAAACGCTCCGCCACTTCCCGGCTGGATACCACGGCCTGCCCGTTCTGGGTGGAAAGGACAATATCACTCATGCGCCCACCGCCTTTTTACCGGCCTTTACACCCTCTGCATAAGCGAAGTTCATAAGTTCGCAGACATCATCGGCGCAGTCTCTCAGCATTTCATCAAGGTCGGCATCGGTCAAGCCAGACGGCTTCAGGAGAAAATCGCGCGTAAAAGGATAGTTCATTGTAAAATACCTTTACTTTCTCCGTGAAATAATATAAAATAAAGGTACAAGAGGGGCTTTTGCTATGGTTGCTTCTTGTGCTTGGAGTGATTAGCTGTTACGAGCGGCTAACCACTCTTTTTTATATTGCTCAAACAATTTGCGCTGCTGTTCACGGTTCAGCCGTTGAAACTCTTTGAACTTCATGGGCGTCCTCCTTTCCGCCCCTCTTGACCATACGTCTATTATAATACGGTTTACAGCATATGTAAATTGTCACATTGTATAATGTTTACCGCATAATTTTGTTTAATTTTATAGTGTAAACAGTGTTGCAAATGTGCTATAATAGCATCGGGAAGCTTTTCTGAAAGTTGAAAGGAGGGAAAAGCATGACTTCGGAATCTCAAAAAAGAGCAAATGCCAAATGGGACAAGGAGAACATGACGGTGCTGGCCTGCAAGGTGAGGAAGGAAGTTGCTGACAAGTTTAAAGCAGCTTGTGCGGCAGAAAATACGACCTCGAACGCCGTTTTACAGCAGGCAGTGCGGGACTATATCGACGCCCACCCCGTGCCAGAAGAGCCGGCGGGCTGCACTGCTGGAACAAATCAAGAATCTGTAAAATAGAATAGCTGAAAATTAAGCGCTCATGCGGTGTAATGTCGTGTGGGCGCTTTTCTTTTTTTTGTCCTTCGTTTTGCGTTCGTTGTCTCTCGCTTTCCGGGAAAGAAATAAAATCATCCCAGAAGAAAGGGGGAAGCTTTATGGCATATCCTTTTGGCGGCTGGCAATCGAACCCTTACAGTGGGATGCCACCGATTGGCTTTGGGCAAGGCCAGTATCAGCAGCAAATGGCCCAGCAGGCCGCTCCACAGAGCGGGGGACAAAGCCCCTTCACGATGGTGCCGACAATCGCAGACGTGGACAAGGTTATGGTGCAGCCCGGCGAAACGCGCTGGATCATGGTGCAAAACGAGCCTGTCATGGCTGTCAAAAAGGCAGACACGATGGGCTATGCGTCCGGCGAGTACTACCGCCTGACAAAGATCGACCCGGCGGCGATGCAGACACCGGCAGAGGCGCAGTATCTGACCTCTGCACAGGCAGATCAGAAGATACAGGCTGCCGTAAAGGCCGAGGTGGAGCGCGTGATGGCGCAGTATCAGACGGCCCCGGCGGCTCCTGCAAGGCCCACACGGGCAAAGGAGGGTTAAGGTATGGCAAATCCTTTGATGCAGTTTTTGGGTGGCGGTGGAAGTCCGGCAATGCCCGGCCCGATGGGCAATGTGATGCAGCTTCTCCGTCAGTTTCAGCAGTTCCGCTCCGCTTTCCAGGGAGATCCCAAAAAGCAGGTGGAAGAGCTGCGCAAGTCCGGTAAGATATCAGATGAGCAGTACCACCAGCTGGAAGCGATGGCAAAGCAGATCATGCCTTTCATCAAGTAATCGAAAAATCGTGGCCACGATTTGAAATAATTTCACTATTCGCAAGAAAGGAAATCAACTATGGATAACATGTCTTTGAGCGATATCGCTGCCGTGACCCGTGGCAATGATAACGACGGCTGGGGCCAGGGCGGCGCGTGGTGGATCATCATCCTCTTCCTGTTCGTCTTTATGGGCGGCAACGGCCTGTGGGGCAACCGCACCGGCGAGTACGGCCAGTATGCCACTGCAGCAAGCCAGCAGGAAATCCTCTATGGCCAGCAGTTCGGCCAGCTGAATGACCGCCTGACCAACATCGGCAACGGTATCTGTAATCTCGGTTATGAGATGCAGGGCAATATCGGTCAGTTGGGCAAAGAGGTTGCTCTGGCTCAGGCAGGCACCAACACCACCATCCTGCAGACCGGCAACGGCATCCAGGCACAGCTTGCTCAGTGCTGCTGCGACAACCGGCTGGCGACTGCCAACCTGGCAGCCCAGATGGACAAGCAGACCTGCGCGATCAACTCCAACATTGACGCAAAGTTTGCCGAGCTCCAGAAGCAGCAGTATGAGCAGACCATCGCGGCCCAGAATCAGAGGATCAGCCAGCTGGAGCTGGCCACCCAGATGTACGGCGTTGTGAAGTACCCCAACGGCTACTCCTACAATGCGGGCCCGAGCCCCTTCTGCGGCTGCAATAACGGCTGCGGCAACATCTAACACATACGCCCTTTAGGCGAGGATTGGCGGGGCGGCAAAGGCTGCTCCGCCTTTTATATAAGGAAGGAGATTTTTATGTCTAAATCTGCGATTTATACCGCCAACACCTCGGCTCAGACCGTGGCGGTAAACGATGTTATTCCTGTCGGCACCACTTCCCGGCGGTTTGGCTGTAACATCCGGCAGGACGGCAACACCATCACCCTGCTGGGCCAGGGCTACTACCATGTGACCGTGTCCGCTACACTGGCCCCCACGGCTGCGGGCACCGTGACCCTGACCGGCCAGAAGGACGGCGTGGCTGTCATCGGCGCTACCGCTTCTCAGGTTGTGGCCGCTGCGGCTGCACCGACCAATCTGGCATTGACTTTCCTGGTGCGCAATACGTGCGGCTGCGAAAGCTCTATCCTGAGCTTCCTGCTGACCGGTACTGCTGCCGTGGTGAACAATATGGCTGTGGCCGTGGAAAAACTGTAAGGGGGAGGATCTAGCTATGATGGACGAAGCAAAGTTTGCAGGGTATAAGGACACACTTGTTCATGCTGCAAAGCAAATGGCCGAAGAATACAGCGATGCGATGAACTACGCAAGCATGGCGATGGACTATAAAACTGTCTGCCCCTACGCTTCTTCTGAGTGGTATAAGCTCTCTGGGGAAGAAATGGAGCACGCTGACGCAAACCGCCGCATTGCGCAGAAAATCCTTACAGGCGTTGACAGCGAGGATTCTGCAGCAGGCGTAGAGCTGCATCACATGTGGAGTATGGCGGAAGACCTTGTTTCTGGCCTATGCGAAGCCGTTACAAAAGAACGCTCCGCATACATGCGTTGAATTTTTGCAACATTTGTTGTAAGATAAGGCGGACGATTTATCGTTTTTAGAATACGCCATAAGCAAACAACAAGCCAACATTTACTGCAAAAATAGCATAAATACGAAAAATATTATTGATTTGTAATCAATGGGTTGCAGGTTCAACTCCTGTCACTAGCTCCAAAAATGCCGTTCATTCGTGATATTAAATCACATGAACGGCATTTTCTTTTGTGAAAACATGGCAAAACACGGCTGAAAAACGGAATAAACTAACAAACAGACTAACAAAATCAGTATTTCATCTTCTGCATCTCCTGTAACAAGTATGTCGGGTCGTTGTGGGAAACGTACTTGTTTGCTGTTGTGGAAAAATTTTTGTGGCCGAGAATAGCCTGCACGGCAGTTTTTTCAAGACCGCACTCCACCATTTTGCTGCTGGCCGTGTGGCGAAGGGTGTGCGGGTGCACGCCATCGATCTGACACTCCTGCATCAAGGCCCGGAACTTTGTGGCCACGTTTCTCTTGTCCAGCTTCGTTCCAGTCTTGGAAGGTATCAGCCACTCGCACCCGCTGTCCATCATCCAGAAGGCGATGATCTTGTAAATGGGGTCGAGGATGGGGATGATGCGGTTTTTGCCCGCTTCCGTTTTTTCACCGCCCTGCATGTAGTGCTCTTTCAGGTACACGTTCTCGCAGCGCATGGAAAGCAGCTCATCGATGCGCATGCCTGTATAGAGAAGCACCATAGCGATCTGCGCTGTCTGGCCGAAGCGCTTGTCGGTCTGGTATGCGCTGATCCGGGCAATCTCGTCCGCCGTAAGGGTGCGCTCTGCCTTTCCGGCTGCGGCAGGAAGGTGAAGGAGCTGGGCATAGTTCTTGTTTATGATGTCCTGGGCCATTGCCCACTCACATAGCTGGCTGAAAAGGGTGCGCTGCTTCTCACACGAGCTGCGGGAGAGACCGTCTGCAACCATCTGGTCTATGATCTGCTGATAGTCCTCCGCTTTCAGGTCTCGCATTTGTCGGCTGTACAGCGGAGCGGATTTTTTGAAAGCCAGCTCGTATCCATTTATCATGTCCCGGCTGAGACTTGAAAACTTCGGCTGTGCCCGCCATTTCTCGTAGGCATCCGCAAAAGTACACTTCAGGCGCTCTGCCGGGGTGTTCTGGGCATTGTATGCGTCAAGCGCCTGGACGGCTTCCCCGGGCGTTCCGTATGTGCCCAGCACTTCCTTTTTCCCGGTCACGGCTACATAGGGCCTTGCCCGGACCCCTTTCAGCTTGTACACGCTGCCGCTGCCCTTTGGGCGGCGGCGCTTTTTTCTATGCACGGGAGCGGACGTTGCATCCTGCTGCTTTCCGCACCACGGGCAAAATAAAGCCTTGTCCGGGATGTTTACATGACATCTGACACACTTCATGCGCTACTCCTTTCTGCGCCCTATATAGCCCAGAGCGCCGTTCTCTGACGCTGCGCGCCCCGACTTGTAATTGATCTTCAAATCCTCCATCGGGGGATGCGGCTCGTCCGGGCACGGGTCAAGCCCTCTGATCTGGGCAAAGCTGTATTGATCGATGATGGTGCCGCACACGCTGACCCGGTTGTTGAGAGGGCAGTGGAGGTTTGCGGCTATTTCAGAGATAACTGCAGGCGGGCTGCTCCCGTGTCGGCCCTTGAGCACGAACAGCAGAAGCCGCCGGGAGAGCGGGGGAAGTGCCTGCACCAGCGTGTGCAGCTCCTTGTCTATGGCCGCGTCATCCTTCTGCCCGTCTGGCACTGCGTACAGATCCGGGTGCATAACTTCCATAAACACTGTGATGGGGGACACTCCGCAGGCTGCGCACCAATCCATGATCTCGTCACTGTCTGGGCTTGTGTCTCCTTTTTCCCAGCTTTGCACCGTCCGCTCTCCCTTCTGGATGCGGATCGCGATCTCTCTTTGACTTAGCCCGGCGGATACCCGCGTTTTTGAAAGCGCTTTTCCGATTTGAGCAGCGGTAAAATAACTCATACTTATCACCCCTAAACGCAGCGTGTTATAAAAGAAAAATGGCGCAGAAAAACTCTGCGCCATTCGACAAAAATTACACCAATTTCATTTTCCTCTGGCGCATGGTAGAATCTGGTACATAAGATGTAAATATTACCAAAAACAGGAGGAAAATGAAATGAAAAACAGTCAGACGATCAGCATGGATCCCGATATGACCATCATTGACGGAATGCCCGCCAGCGTGCTCACCGGCACGCGGCCCACTCCGAAACCCTGGGAGGAATGATTTATGGACAAGATGCAGAGCTTTTGCACCCACATCCGCGCCGCCCTGGCGTGCTATGAGGATATGCCGCCTGAGTGTCAGACCCGGGCCCGCTTCTATGTGGTCCGCAAGGCGGAAAGCGTCCGGCGCTTGCTGGATGCCGCCAACTGCCCCGGCGGGGAGCTGGCCGGGAAACTGCTGCAGAAGATGCAGCGGCTGGATGACTTCAAGTGAAAATCTAACTATTTTCAGAAAAATCAAATTTATTTTGTGATATCTATTGAATGCTACAACTGAAAGATGTATAATGCATTTGTGGTAGGAAATCAGCTATCTTGCTGGTGTGCTTTCTTCCGAAGCAGAATGGATTCACGGTATTGCTGTGCGGGGGCAAGTTCGACGAACTCAACGGATTTGTCAAAGTTTTCTTTCACAACTTTTTTGATTTCTTCAAGCGTTACATTAAAGAACTCCCGCCGCTGGTTGACGAAGTTCAGCTTCCTGTCCGCAAATGCGTTGTGCAGGGCGGCTTCCAGTTTCGGCGCATCGTCAGAGAAGATCATTGCGTGAACATCAAAATTGAACGGAACGGAAGCGTCTCCCAATTCGTCCACGCGATCCTGAGGGTCGAGCCGCCGGGTCATTCCGATTTTGTACACATTCTCTCCGAATGCTCCGATGTTAGAAATGATGTATACATATCCGGCACGCTGATTTGCCTGACGGTAATCCACGTCTGCGAACTCCTTGTCGATCTTCTGGAGCTGGCTCTCGATGATGCTCTTCTTTTCTTCGATGGCGGCTCGATCCTCTTCGGAAGCGGCATCCAGCTGGGCGTTTACCTTTGCAAGAGCATTATTATAGTGCTGCTGCTCTTTTTCGAGCTTTTTCCGAGCCTCTTCAATTTCTCTTGCGAGCTTGGCCTCTTCCCGCATCTGGGCTCTGGCTTCCCGCTGCTCTTCTTTTTCTTCCTGCTTTTTCTGGGCGTACTCAAAAGCGAGATAAAGCTCTTCCAGCTTCAGCCGGTAGTAGGAAGGGACAATGGAGACCCCCATAATCGTGCCCAGCTTTGTGATTGCCTCCTGAGAGGATGTGATGCGCTTTTCTGCGGTTTCCACGTTGTTGTATTTGACGTGCTCGATCACGTCATCGCATTCAGCGTTGAACGCCCGCAGAAGCAGCTTCTGCATGTCGGCCACCATCTTTTTGCCCTTGGAAGCGTTTCCGTTGACCGTCCAGGTCTGGGAGCCGGTGACGGCAGAGCCATTGCGAACCATATCCTTCTGCAAGGCTCTGATCTCCATCATTTTAGCCTTATACTCATCCGCACGCATTAGATTGTAGTGCGGAGTATACAGGCCAAAATCCTGAAGCTGAACGGCATCGGAGACTTCGATAAGACTTTGTTTTGCCGTCTTTAGCTTATCTTCTGTATCTGAAATCGTAGCCTTTAACCCAGCAAGATAAGCGGTTCTTTTCTTGATTTCTTCCTGAATATCATTATATGAAGGAAGGTTTTTAGGGAAAGAATCCACTGTTGCAGAAAGAGCGCCGTTCTGTTTTTTGAGCTCTTCCAGTTCTTGTTCAAGCGCAGCGTTCTTTTCTGTAACGCTCTGATTCTCGGAACGAAGGGCCTCAAGTTCTTGTTTTTCTTTTATTCCGAATAATGACATTTTAACCTCACAGAGAACAAAGATTTGATGTATCGGCAAGCATGATAAGTTCGCCGTACTTTTCATGGAGAAGATGAATCTCTTTTTCTGGCATTCTGGACAAGTAAGGGTCAAAGCTGGTATGCCACGCTCTTGCGGCGTTCCTTTTATCTGAAGCAGTCTCTTTCGATTCGATTTTAGCTTTTGCCAATTCATAAGACTGTTCAATAAACGCAGTCAATTCATCTTCAAAACAATTTCCGTTCGCAACGTCAGCAATGTTTTCTCTGGTTTCTTCAGAAATAACCGAAGAATCCTTGAAAGAAAGCCAGACAGATTCTGCTGCCAAGATTTCTTTTGCGTAACCTACGAGATCGTCATACAGCAGAAAGAAATCTTCTGGCGTTAAGGAATCTTTTAATAAAGACGCTTTGTTTTCCCAAAGAACAGGCGCGTCTTTGAGTGTATATATGGCATCTACTTCTTTATCCGATAGAACCTTTCGATTATCTGCTTGGGACTTATTGGTTTCTGAAATGTCATAGTCAACCTCAGACCGCTTCAATAGTTTGCTGCGTTTCTTTCTGAACAACAAGACCAGAAGGCGACTGAACAGATAGGACAAAGAAAAAAATACCAGAAAGACAATGAGAGATGACCAGATAATACTGAACAGGGAATCTTCTTTATGAAATTGCACTTGTGATAGCAATAAAAGAGAAACAAACCCGCTCGCAATGGCACATCCCTTGTGCTTGAATTTCAATTCTAACACCTCGTACATCTATATTTCTAAAGGAGGAAAACAAAATGCAGGAATCACAGTTCAGCCCGGACGAAATCAAAAAGATCATCGAAAAGCTAAAGAGTGACCCTGCATTTCGTCAGAAAGTCCTCGATATTTTAAACAGCTAAATCACAGCAGCGCCCGGATCGCATTCTTCTTTGCATCCGAAGCGGCCATAATTTTTCTTATAAGCTCGGCATCCTCTGGAGATAGACCACTCAAATCTATCTCTCCGGCGGTGCTGGGCTTTTCTTTTTGCTCCGGAGCTTCGCCCATAAGCTCTTCCACTGTTACGCCCAAGGCGTTTGCAATAGGGCCTAGCATTTTTTCGGGGATATCCCGATTATTCGCAAGCATTTCAGACAGGTAACTCCGGCTTTTTCCTATCTGAGCGCACACAAATGCAAAGCTTATACCTTTGCTTTTAGCGATTTGTTTAGCTCTTTCCACATTTCGCATAGAAAACACCTCGCATTTTTGTGCATCTAAACAAACTATTAGTAAATCGCAGATTCACTATTGAAACCTAATCAATTGTTTAGTATAATACGAAGCACAGGGAGCAAAACAGAACAAAGCCCCCTCAAATATTTTATCGGGCTTTCGCTGGAATATATGTACTTGTATCTTGCACTTACATAGTAGCATATTTCCTAGCGATTTTCAAGCCCAGAAAGGAGAAATCGCTAGTGAATCTTTCGAAAATTGACGAATTCAGGAAACTGCATGGCCTATCAAGAACGGAACTAGAGGTTGCCGCAGGCCTGAGCAATGGAGCGCTCGGACGTTGGGAACGCAGCGTCTACGGCCCCAGCATCAAGCAGCTGATGAAGGTGGCCCGATACTTTAAGGTATCCGTGGACAAGCTGCTGGTGGAAGAAGAAGGAGGAAAGACGGCGTGAATGATAACAAAAAGCCCGGCTGGAAAGAACGGCTCTCCAACCGGGTAGACAAAATCGACCCGCTGACACTTTCCACCATCGCGCTGGGAATCAGCTGCTTTTCGTTCGGCTTCAGCTTAGGAGTGCTGTTATCACTGCTACTACGATAGCCAAAGCGTTCAGGCCAAGGGCGATCAAAGATACATTGTAAGCCTTTTGTGTATCCATCGCCTGTGCTTTCTGATTCTCATCCTGTTTGCGCTCGATACGCTCCAGATCTTCTCGAAGTTTTTGCAGTTCAGCCGTGTTCGCTTCCTCGGCATAGGAGCTTCTGGCATGGTCGCAGGCATCCAACAGGGCCTGCAGCTGCTCTTCTGTAAACTGACTGAGATCCAGATGATTTACCGCAGAGGTGAAAGCGGCCATCTTTTCGGCGGTCCGCTGGTATCCGGCAAAACAATCAACTTTTTTGTTCGCACTCATTTTAACACCTCCCTTCCGCCCGATTATACCACGGAAAGGGAGACCCCAACAAGGAGGTTTACATGACAGACATTATCTTATCTACTCAGAACGGCGAACCGGTGGCATCCAGCCGCCAGATCGCCGAGAACTTCGGCAAGGAGCACAAGCACGTTCTGGATGCAGTAAAGAATCTGGTGGCCGAAAATTCGGCTGCCAAATCCATGTTCTACGAGACAACGTTTGAGAACCGCGGCAAACAGTACCCCATGTACCTGATGAACCGGGACGGTTTCAGCCTGCTGGTGATGGGCTTTACCGGCAAGGCGGCGCTGGAGTGGAAGCTGAAGTACATTGCCGCGTTCAACGCAATGGAGAAGCAGCTGGCCACCCCGCAGATGCCAAAGCTCAGCAAGGAGCTGCAGGCGCTTTTCCTGCTGGACGACCGCACCCAGAGGCAGGAGCAGCGGATCACGGCGCTGGAAAACAACATGGTCGTGGACTATGACCAGCAGCTTTCCCTCAAGAATGCCGTGAACCACGTTGTTGTGGAAGCTCTGGGCGGCAAGAACGCCCCGGCCTACGGCGATTCCCATGTGCGGGGCATGGTTTACTGCGAGATCAACAAGGACATCCAGATGTGGTTCCGGGTCAGCAGCAGGAACAACATTCCCCGCAAGCGCTTTGACGAGGCCGTGGAGTACATCCAGCGCTGGAAGCCCAGCACCAACACCGTGATGCTGATCCAGCAGTCCAACGGCCAGACCAGCATGTTCTAAGGAAGGAGACAGCGGCATGAACGAAAAAATTATTGCATACAAGGCGATGACCCCGGATATGACCTGCCGGGGCAAAAAGTATGAGGTTGGCAAGACTTATTTCGAGGATAAGGCAGACTGCTGTAACAAAGGTATGCACGCCTGTGAGAACCCGTTTGAAGTTCTGTGCTACTACCCGATGAAAGACAATCCCAGATTCTTTGAAGTTGAGTGCGGCGGAAAGATCAGCAAGTCTGACAAAGGTAGCAAGCTCGCTTGTACGGAGCTCACTGTGAAAGGAGAACTGAACTTTGCTGGGATGCTGAAAGCGACTCTTGACGCTGTATTTAGGCGCGTGAAAGATAAAGAGCCGTTTTCCAGCGGCAATTGCAGCACGGCAGGCACCAGCGGCAATTGCAGCACGGCAGGCACCAGCGGCTATTCCAGCACGGCGGGCACCAGCGGCAA